GCCATCTTGTCTAACATTTACATTATTATGTGCAATACTAGGAGTTGCTCTCATTTGACATTGAGTAAAAATAATAGGATACCCCGCAGTGCTTCCGCTTCCATCTCTTTGTCCAATCGCTATTCTATTACCTCCTACAGATGTAGAACTGTAAGGAGTACCATCACCTAATACTTGAAAGTATCTTTGACACCTTTGAAAATTCACATCAAAAGGTAAGAACTCAAAGTCACTAGCAGATGTACCGACTTCTAGTTGGACTCCTGTAAGATAAACTTCATCATCAGTTGAACCACCAAGACCTGCAAGTGTAGAAATTGCGAAATCACCAACACTATAATTTTGCCAAGTATTAGAAACTGTTCCTGTTCTAAAAGCAGATGCTGTACTAAACCACCAATATAATTCAAATTCAGCACTATTAGTATTTTCTATGCTAGTAGATGTATCACCAGAAAAGGTAAATGTTTTCTTTTCCCAAGTGTTAGCACTGTCTATTGTATAATTAAAACCTAATAATCTTTCTTGTGAAGAATTAACATTCTTAATTGAAAATGTATAATCTCCTGTCTTATTACTTTTAATCCAAAAACTTATAGTAATAGATTTTGCAGAACTTGTTCCATAAGCCAGTTGTTGTAAGAATTGACCTTCTATATATTGTCTAATTCCTACTTCATCTGCATTAGAAGTTCCTGCTGAAGTACAATCCATTTTAAATGAATTAGCAAATCCTTGACCTGTAGGTACATCAGTAGATTGTGAGATAGTCCATGTTCCTGTGTCTGTCTGGCTTCTCCACCTATCACAAGCATAGTATCCGTCAGTGGTAGTTACACCAGAAGTAGAAGTACCCCTCTGTGCAATAGACATATCACCATTGATAATGATGTTACGAAAAGGAGATGTAGAATAAGATGTTTTGGCTGTGGTTACTGCATCATCTGCTATCCCCGCTGTTGGTATCGTTGTTACTGCCATACTATGCTCCTATTAACCTGTATGCTCCAAAATATGACCTAGCATGAGAAGAGCTTCCGTCAAAACCAATAGCACCACTAGTTACTGCATGAGTTCCGAATAACTCAACATAGTCACTTGTGCCATTCATATCTAAAACAATACTTGAATAAACTGAATTTACTAATCCACCATAATTATTTCTAAAGTCTGCAGCTTGTTGAGAAACTTCAGAACCATTTTTATAAATGTGTGTTAAAAAATATTCTGTTGCTGAATTAGTATTACTATTACTTCTTAAATTTCCATAAACTAGATATTTACCAGCTACGGTTGGTGTGAAACGATAATTTGTTGTATTATCATAACAATTATTAGTATCTATTAAAACATTGTTTATTTGTGCTTTTGTAGTTATTGCATCAGAAGTGCTTTGATCGGAAGATAAATCTGCATAGAAAGCAGGAACATTTGTGAAAACACCCGCTGCCACATCACCATTCGAAGCACTACCAATAGTAATCGTCTTCGTAGCGTCTGTGCCGAGAGGCGAGATTGTTGATACTTTTAAGGTGCTCATGATCCGATCCTGTATGCTCCAAAGTAAGTTGGATTATAAGTGTTAATTGTGCCTCTAACAGTAGGGTTTCCAGAAGAATCATTTACATAACCATAAACTTCTAAATAATCAGAAGAACCATTCATATCTATTACAATATTACCATTTGGAGATGCTTTACTTGTTAAATTGTTATCTTGATGTTTAAATCCAAAAGAAGCATAAGCAGTTCCATTTTTATAAATAAAAGTTCCCCCTAAATCATACTGTGCTGTACCAGCTTCAGCTCTTAGTTGAGCATAAACCATATACTTCCCTGCAACAGTAGGTGTAAATCTATAGTTGGTAGAGTTGTCATAACAATTATCGGTATCAAAAACTTCTGTATTTATATTTAATTTTACAAAAGCACCACTTGTAATAGATTGGTCACTACTTAGATAGGCTTCAAACGCAGGATACATATGCCCGGTCACCGCACCGTTCTCAAAGGTCACTGTGGAGGAATTCGTTGAACCAATCGTAAGATTCGTGGTTCCTGATCGTGTGTCGATGGTATCTACGAGTATCTTTGACATTTATATACCGAAAGCCTCCTTGATTTCATCTACTGTTAATCCTAAGTCTTGAAGTTTTTGTTTAGCAGATGCTTTTTTGTTTGTGCTATCAGTAATAGCTTGATCATAGTCAGCTTGTAACTGTGCTAGTCCGTCAATACATTCTTGTTCTGTGGGTTTTGTTTTGGTGTCATCAAGGATAACTAAGTTTTCGTAAGTATGTTCTTTATTATTAAAACCAAACCATTGTCCGTTATGTAAACTAGCTAAATAATCTTGAATTGTTTTAGGTCGCATTATGTATCTCCTAATCTAATAAAAGTCATTGAATTGTAACTCGCACTTGTTTCTGCATCAAAATATGTAGTATCATTACTTTGAACAAAAAATTGAACTTTGATATTAGTTGTACTTGTTACATCTATCATGTGTAATAATGTAGAAGAAGCATTGGCTACATTGGCATAACCAGAACTGTATCCGTGTGTTCTAGTTGTATAATTAGTACCTCCATTTTCAGAAACTTTTATTCTTCCACCAATTGATGTTCTTGCACCACCATCTGCTCTGCCTTGTACTTGGAAGATAATTAAATAAATTCCAGTTTGAGGAAAAGTAAAAGTTCCAGAGCTTTCACTCATTCCAGTCCCTATTCCTCCAAAAGAGCCTGTATCTACTTGTTCTAAATTTGAACTTAATAATGTTGCAGAATTACCAACATTTTGAAATGTTGTATTTAATCTCCACATATCTGCCATTGTAATACCAAGATTATTAGTAACACCAGATGCTACTGATACTGTATCACCACTCGCTCCTAGCGTTAAGCTAGTCCCGGATTGTGGTTCGAGGTTATCGACGAATACTGTTCCCATTATGCTCCTACTAACCTGTAAGCTCCAAAATATGTTAAACCACTAGCTTGTACATTTGGTGATGATGTTGAATCAGCATATTGAAAAAGCTCAACATAGTCTGAAGAACCATTCATAGTAACCACTACACTCATATACTCAGTAGCAACATGAAATTTAGAAGCACTTACAAAACTTGTACTTGCACCAACAACATTTGAACCATTTTTACGAATACGAGGATTTGTTTCTAATAAGCTATCAGTAGCACCACCATAAGATGCAATCCCAGCATACACAAAATATTTACCAGCTACATTAGGTGTGAATCTATAATTACTTGAATTGTCGTAACAATTATCTGTATCAAAATCCTCACTATCAACTTGAACTTTTACATAAGTTGCATCGCTTATTGATTGTGCTGAAGATAATTGAGCTCTAAAAGCTGGAGTATTAACAGCGAGTGTTTGAGAAGCTCCACTAGCTAAAGCAATCGTGTCACCACTCTCTCCAAGTGTTATTGTGTTACTACCTGAAATAGGTTTTACGGTATTTACTTCAAGTGTACTCATACGACTGTAAGATTACCCTCCACTGTGACGGTGCCTGTAAATGTTACAGGTCCTGCTAAAAATGCGTTATCAGTTGATGCTACAGTGACGGTTGATGATACCGTTTGTAAGTTTTGATACACACCGTTAAACACGGACATCATACTGGGTTGTATGGAGTTTGTGCCTGGTGTATTTTGATCTAATAAAATTCCGTTTAAGAAAATAATAAAGCAAGTATCAGTCGAAGCTAGCGCTGTAGTAAACGTGATTTGCGCACCGTTGACTGAATAGTCTGTCGTCGGTTTCTGCCTCACCCCATTGCGAAGAACGGCAATATCTTCGGGGACCGCTGCCGCTGCTGAAAGAGCGTATGATACAGAACCATCGCCTGTTAATGTTTGCACGGATGTGGTGGTTGTGAAATTTTTTGTAACGGGATTACCAAGATATGCCATATAACCTCCTAGGTGCTAATACTATCAATAAAGGAAACCCAAACATTGAGACTTGCATCGGTGTCAGATTTTGCTTTTAGGGCGTCCCCCGATAAAAGTACAATTTTCGCGCCTCCGTCAATTAATTCTAATGATCCTCCTGCAGCTATCGGTGCTCCTTTGACAATGTAAGAATCAGCGGAAGAACCACTAGCTGAACTAGTTATAAAAACATCTGCCTTAATCGTAGCTGTCGTCACGTTGGTGAGTCGAATACCAATAACAGCATCGTCTGAATTTGATGTGATAATTGTTCTCGCAGTAGTTCCAATATCCACGTCACCTGCTGAATCTGATGCTACGGCTCTTTCAAAATCTTGGGCCAATGTTTATCTCCTTTTATCCATTTTTATATCAAAGCGCGACGGCCATTGCAATAACGAAGCCTGCGCTCGCTCCAGCAGAACCACTCGAAGCAGAGGTTACTCTACCTTTTGCATCTACTGTGACTGTTGCTGCGGTGTAAGTAGCTGCGGTCACACCTGAGTTTGCTAAAGTCATCGCTCCCCCGGATGCAATGGTTGCATCACCAGAAAGGTCAACCTCCTCAAAACTTGTACCGTCTGCTACTAGAATCTTGTTTGCTGTGTTGGTAGGCATCTTTAATTTAGAACCTACAACTACATCATCATTAAATGTTGCAGCGCCTGCTGCAGACATATCTAAAGATAAAGCGGTAATTTCAGCACCACCATCATTACCTTTGATAGCAAAATCTTTATCTGAAACTGCTGTCTTAATAACTAGGTCACCACTGTTTGCTGTTGTTAAATTAGCAACATCGACATTGGCTATTTTAATATCGATTTGATCATCGGTGTCCGCTGTAATACTTGTGTCACCATCAACATCTAAAACTAATTCATTACCATTAAGATCAAGAGCACCTGACATAGTGGTGCTTGCAAGAGCTCCATTAGCATCTTTGATGATTGCTTTGCTTGCAGGTAATGTACAAAATACGTCTTTTGCACCCGCACTAAAATTAACAGCACTATCACTATTAGAACTACTAATAATTGAAGTTCTTGCCATTGTAGAAGAGTCACCACTAAGTGTTCCTAACCCAACTTCAAACTCCGCGCTTCCTGGAAGTGTAATACAATAATAAGTTGTATTAGAATTACCTATTCCTGCTGCAAAAGTTTCAAATCCTGTGACTGCCCCGGCAAAAGTAATTGTACCTGTACCGGTTGTCGTGGTTGTTTCTTTTACTCTATCATTAACAATAAGTGCCATTTATTCTCCTATGCTATTCTAAAGATAGCTGTTGATGCACCAGCAGCAGGAAACTGAATAATAAAGTCTCCATTAGTTGCTGTCTTTGTTCCACCGAAATCTAGAATCAAACAAATTTTATCACTGTTATCATCATTGTAGATCATTGCTCCTACTGCACTTAATGTAACAGAAGAGAATGTTAAATCTGCAAAGTCTATAAAAGCAGTATTACTTGCTACTGATACACCACTATTTGTTAAAGCGTTACCACCAGAAGTATAGTTTGTTCCAGAAGTGCTCACTTCATTAGTTGTAGTAAAAGCAGTAGTTGATGCTGAAAGACCGGAGATGTCGGTGTACAAGGCTAGTTTGAAGCTGTTGCCTCCACTAGATGCAAAATTGTGTGTTCCTTTTAAAAGTTCAGATTTAAAAGAATCAGGTATGATATTTGCCATTTTTTACTCCTTATTTGTACCTTGGTAGTGGAGCATCAATTAAAGTTCTAATAGCACCACTGGTATATTCGTCTCTACGTCTGCGTCCTTGTTGTTCAACAGCAAATGTCTGAACAGCTTCTTGATATGAACGTTCATACAAATCTAACATATTAGTTGGTCCTTTCAAGTATTTAAAGGTTTCTGAAAGGCAGGCATATAATAATAAGTCATATGCGTTGGTTGATAGATAGGTTGTTGTTGAATCTGATGTTGTGATACTGTCGGGTTTTTTGATGTAGGCCATAGTCAAAGCATAAGCTTGATCAGGTGTAGGAGCTACGACCCAATTATCAGAATCCCACTGAGCATAGTATTTAGGTTGAGCATAATCACTTGAATTATCTGGATCAGCAAAAAACTCAGCCATAAAAGAACTATCCACTTGTTCTAGATAAACTTGATCAGAATTACTAGGATTTGTTAATTGTACATATCGAATAATAATTGTTCCTACCGGAACTGTAATATATCTGTTACCAGTTGTAGTTTCTGAAGTTGCATAAAATTTTGTATCATCAGAATCTACCGTTCTAAAAATTCTAGATTCTGCGTTTGTAATAATAGTTGATAAGACAGTGTCTGATAAAACATTATCATCCACCTCAGTATAATTTCGAATATCTGTTCTTAAATTACTTAATGTTTTACTCATGGTGTAATTGTTACCGGTCCTGCCGAAGCACTTCCGCCTCCTCCCTTAGTGTTTCCCGCTGTAGCTGTATCTGTATCGACACTAAAACTATAACTATCTGCATCGATTTTAGTTATGGAGTATCCTGCAGCTTTGTTTAAATTAGTAGCTGTGATGCCATCAAAAGTTGTTGCATCTCTAAAACGAACAGTATCCCCAGTAGATCTTCCATGACTTGTTTCTGTTACTGTAATGGTTGATGAACTTGCGCTGCCTGTTTGAAAAGCATTAAAGTCTAATAACACAGGAACACTAGGTTCTGTTCTATCTGTTCTCGCGTTCATCAATGCTTCTCCATCTGCTAAATCTGCTTTTAATTCCAACTGTGGTTGTTTTGCTTCAAACTCTGAAATATGAACTAAAGAACCATTCCATTCTTTAACCATTTCATTGTAAGGAAAAGCCATACCACTTCTGTCAGATATTGCTTTTGCGTGTTTACCTCTTGCGAAACTACTCATAGTGTTGGAAAATATATTTTTGGTGTTAAATATGTACTAGTTGAAGAGCTATCCTCTGTTAAAGCTCTTGCTAGTTCATCTTCATATAATAATTTTAAATTTTGTGTTCTTTCCGGAGCTATTTTTAAACTTAAATAATAAGCTAATCCGGCACACATACAGGGAATAAATCTATATACAACATCTCCTTGATTTGTATATGCTCCCACGTCTTGAATTCTTTTGAGATAATAAAATTTCAATAAATAACTAGAGCCTGAAAAAGTGCTACTAGGTGTTTGATATAAAAAAATACTTGGTGTTGTTGTTCGATCTACATAATATTGACTAGGGGTTCCTTTAGATAATTTATTAGCAATCGCAGAATATGCAGAACGATCTATTTTTGAAATTGGTG